CGAAGGGTGGAGTGACCACCTTGAACGACTACGAGTTCTTGACTATCGCTAAGTATGACTGGCGCTATATGGCCGTGCCTATTGTCCGCTGTGGGATAGATGACCAGCAGAACCGTGGCAAGTCCATGATTATCAACCTCATGAACTACAAGCAGGAAAACACCCGTAATGCCTGTATCAACGAAAAGGAAAGCGTACTAATCCAAGCCAAGGTCGCAGCTGATAACCAACCCTTTGGCTTGCAGGACTTGGTTCCTGATACTGCAGCTGGCAACCCTGCTTGCGGAGATGTTAACGTGGGTGGGATTGATAGAACAGTAGCTGCTAACGCCTGGTGGAGGACATTTTCCACTAGTGCGACTGGCAGGTCCTTCGCTGTCTACGGTGTAAGTGACATGCGTACACTGATAAACAATTGCATGAAGACCTTGAACCAGGACCGTCCCGACATCATTGTCTGTGGTCAAACTCCGTACGAATACTACGAAGATGAAACCATGGAACAAAAGCAAATCGTCAACAAGCTGCTTGGCGATGCTGGTTTCCGAAACGTTGAATTCAAAGGCATTCCTATGATCTGGTCGCCTAGTTGTGCTAACACTCGGATGTACATCCTGAACACGAATTTCCTTTATTTCATCTACGATCCTATGATGTACTTCGATATGACTGAGTGGAAGCCAATCCCAGAGCAACCCAACGATAGAGCCGCTCAGATCGTTCTCGCATGTAGCTTCCAGTTGGCACGTTCAAAGTGCCAGGGAGTCTATCATACAATAGACACAGCGTAAGCTGTACTCCATTGGCTGCTTGGCCGTGTCACCGGCAGTCGGAGTTTAAACAGTCAGGCCAGTCGCACTAAGGCTGGTCTGGCAAGGCACTAGAAGGAGATATTATGCCTCAACAGATTTTTAATACTAAGCTAACAGATGTGGTTACGTCAACCACAGCTGCACCTAGGCAGGCAAAAGAGCCTTTGGGCTCGATTCGTTGGCAAGGTAATAAGTGCTACAAGTACGTCAAGCTAGATAATGACTCAGCTACAGTTGCCAGTGTAGCCAATGACCCAGTGGCTTATAAAGCGGCTACTGGTCATAGCATTAACACTGTCGTAAGTGATGTAACTGATGCTGACGCAGTCGAAGTCCTTGCTGGCACACTTCAAGCTGCTTGCGCTGGACTACATACTGGTGGAACTGTCTACTACCTCTGGATTCAGATTAAAGGCTCCGTGGTTATCAACCAAGCAATCGCTGGCACAACCCCTGCAGATGGCGAAGTGGTGTGCATGGACAACCTTGACGAGACCCTGGATCTGCGAGCCGCAGCTGAGCAAGACACCTTCGCAGTGTGCCAAAGCGTGACTGGTAAACTTATAATCCTAGACTGTCCGTTCTAGCCTAGAAAGGAGAGAATCATGCCTCAAAAGATATTCTCAACTAAGCTAACGGACGTGATTGTATCCACCACAGCAACCCCTAGAGTCCCGAAAGACGCTTTAGGCAACTTACGCTGGGAGGGCAATCAGTGTTATAAGCGAGTTCAACTGGTCAACGCCACAGCTACAGTTGTCGTTGCCGCTAACGATCCTATTGCCTATGCCGCAGCGACTGGCCATAGCACGAATACTGTCGTGAGTGATAACAACGACGCTGACGGAGTTGAAATGCTTGCTGGTATCGCTCTGGCTACTATTGCTGGCGTGCACACAGGCGGCACGACTTACTTCATCTGGATTAAGATTAAAGGCACAGCTACTATCAACCAGGCAATCTCAGGTTCAGCTGATGGTCAAGTTGTAATGATGAGCTCTACTGACCTCACCTTGGAAGTACGTGCCAATCCAGAAGAGCCTTGTTATGCAGTGTCTCAGGACGAGTCTGCCAAGATTTTGATTCTCAACTGTCCGTTTTAAGCTTAGTCAAAAAACTTAACGGGGGCTCTAGATACTTAGAGCCTCCAGAAATCCCAAGGAGAAGAAAATGAACGTTAATATAGTAATAAACGAAGCTGATAACGAAAAAGATCAGCTCATAGCCGAGCTTGAAGACGAAGTGGATACGCTCGAAGAGCTGCTAGATGAGCTCCAAGAGGAGATCAACTTCGATGAAGACAAAGAGGTTGACGAAGACTAACCCTTAGCTATCACGACACTTTCGTGAATTGAAAGGAAAACGGTACGATGGCTTATACATCAGCAGTAACACTAGACCAGCCCCATGCTCAAAGGATATCTAGAGACCTTGGGGTGCTCACTGGTATATGCAATATTACCTTAGATCACCAATCTACACCAGCTGAGATCACAGATATCACAGATCACTTTCCCACTTTGTTCGAAGTAATCGTGACTGGTGTGTCCGACAACGGTCACATAGTAAAGTGGAATAAGACAGACAAGTGCTTCCATGGTTATCATCCTACTAAGGCGCAGACAAGCGGCACTGGTGTAAGTCATGGGCATGCTTTCACTGGAACATCGCGTGAGCTTCCACCTCCAATGATCTATGAAGAGAGCGTCACAATCACGACTCACGAAGGCGACCTTGCCTACGACGCTGCATTTATTCTCTACATCGGCGATGGCGCAAAGCCTTACTCTATAATCGACAAAAGCTTGACCCCTGACGCGAACGAGGTTGCAGTTGACTTTACCCCTGCAACTGGGAAGACGCACCTGACTTTCAACTCTGCTGACGCAGTTACAACTGCCTACGTGACTTACTGGCCAGCCCTTAGCAACCAGATCCTGGCTGACAACTTGGTTGAGAGCGATACAGTCGATGGTACGCCTGTCTCTGGTCACGCATCACTAGCTGGTGAGGTTATCACTATCACTGATGCTGCAGCAGCAATTATCTCTGTGACCGTAGATGGCGTGGCATGGAAGCCAGTATGCACTGGCGAAGCACAAGCAGCAGGTGAGTATGACTGTAACTTCCTTAGTGGTAGTGACACTGTCCTGACTGGCAATGGTGCAGAATTCTCTGGTGCGTCAGTGATCATAATCAACTTCATTAAGCACGATGCTAAGCTTAACTATATCCACAGCGCTGAGGCTCATGCAGCTGATATCGTGACTATCCTAGGATGGTGGTACATGCCAAGGCTGGCTTGCTGGACAATAGTTGACGATGCAGCTGATAATCCACAACGGTGGATTGACTCAGCTGATACGCTTGGTGGAGACGACGTTCAGCTTGAGATTCATACTACAAGCGCAGGAGTCCGACTGGTCTTCGAAGCTGCACTTGACGTTGCTGACGTAGGACATGACTACATTGCTATGCACCCTCTAGAGGCCGGGCATCAAACTCACGTCCCTGCAGGAGCGAACGCAGCTGAAGCAACTCATACCCATGCTGTTGTCTCCTCTGTTGGTGTAATAGTCGGAGACGATGTCGACATTGGCGAGATTCACTTTATCGCCATAGGCACACACAGATAAGGAGACTCGCTGTGGGCTTGATGACTTTCGACGAAATCAAAGCCGAGGTCAAGGCCAACTTGGGCAACCGAGATGACTTTGATTCTCGGCTTTTAGCTATTGTGAACCGTGTTCAGATCAGAGCGGTGCGTGAGCATGACTTCTCTGAGCTGAGGCAGCTTACTACAACTGGAGCCACGATTGCGCATACAAAGCTCTACGACATTAAAGACGATATTACACTAGCTGCAAGCTACGAAGACATTCGAAATCTCTACACACTAAGCTTGATCTCTGGCACAAACTCACGTCGGCTCAAGCCACTTCCAGCGCAACTTCTAGACACTGGAGCACCTTATCCTGAATCTGGCACTGAGGCCAAGTCTAATTGGTACTCAGTGTGGGGAGACAAGCTGCAATTCCACCGCATACCTGATGATATCTACGTGCTGCATACACGTTGGTCTGCGTGGCCAAGCACTAGGACTGGAGCTGAGACCTCAGATCTAAGAAACAAGGACGATGTACTAATTGCTTTTGCCACAGCGTACTGCTTCGACTCACTTGGAGCTGCGGCTAAAGAACAAGCTACACACTGGTGGTTGATTGGAAGAGACTTACTAGATAGAGCAAAGCTAGATGATCAGAAGAAGCCGTATATGGAAATCAAGCCTGAGTTTGAGTATAGATCAGGCTTAGGTCAATACTGGGCTGATCCTTTCGTGAAGTCAGTACCTCAATAAGGAGTATAAGATAATGTTAAGTGAGCTTGAAAAAGGTTATATTACAGGCTTTCTTGATGGTGAAGGTTGTGTAGCGCTTAGAGACTTTGGAGCAGGTGCACACATAGGCATTGGCAATACTAACTTGCCAGTACTGCAGTGGCTACAGAAGAGAATTGGTGGTAAGATAAGATACCGTATCCCAGAAGACCCTGCATATAAAACGCAGTATAGCTTAAGGATAGCTGTACATGAGGACATTGCTAAGATTGTTGATATTACACTTCCGCTTTCTATAGTGAAGCATAGGCAACTATCTATAATGCGTGAATGGTTGCAGATTCGGCCACAGCAGGGTCAAGGGTATCGTGTGCGCCGGCTTACTCAAGCTGAACGCACACATAGGGCACTGTTGCACTTACAGATGACAGAAGCAAACAAAACAGGACCAAAGTAAGGAGATAAAGCAAGATGGCGTACACACGAACTTGGAATGCTGCTTATGAAGCCAGTCCTCCTGGTGGTCAAGCTAGATCACTGGGTGATGATAGGATACGTGACGCTAAGACTGATATCAGAGAGCGGATGGAGAAAGATCACTACATGGCTATTGCTGGGACAGATGCTGACCACGGTGAACATGAAAAAGTCACCTTCCAAGCACCAATAGCTAAACCTTCTAACGTGGCTAACAAAGCCTTCTTATATGGCAAGGACGTAAGCGCTAAGATCGAGCTTCACTGGGAAGACGAAGATGGAAACGAAATACAACTGACTAGTGCAGGAGAATTTATAGCAACAATCCCTTCTGGCAAGCATATACTGTTCTACGAGGACTCTGCTCCTGTTGGATGGACTATTAAGAACACGCTAGACGATAAACTGGTCTTCGTGACTAAAGGTTCAGTTGCCGGTGGTGATCCTGGCGGTGCAGCACACACTAGTGGGACTTGGACTCAGCCAAATCATACCCACGGTGCAGGAAGCTACGCAGGGCCGAGTCACACTCACGCAGCAGGAACTTATGTAGGCCCTAGTCACACACATACAGGTCCCAGTCATACTCACACTGGCCCAAGTCACACACATAAAATGGGTGTAGGGTATGTTAGTGGTACTACTTATTTTCCCACGAATTCCGTACATGGTACTAGCGGAAGCTTCGCAGCCACGAGGGCGGCCACAATTACAACAGGCACTTGGAATCCTGCAGAGGCAATTACATCTGCTGGCGGTACAGGAAATACTGGTGCAAGTGGCACTGGGGCAACTGGCGCACAAGGAACAGGAGCAGTAACAGGAGCCTCTGCGGCTGGTGGTACAGCGTCAGTAACTGGAACTTCAGCAGGTGGTGCCACAGCTAACACTTGGCGACCTGCAGCGTATAACTGTATAGTCTGTGTCAAGGACTAAGATGCAAGATACATGTAAGTTTGTCACTTGTGCACTTCGCAAGCGGTTGAAGCTTAAGCAGAGATCAGAATGTCCTAACTACTTAGAGAATGGCTGGCGTGACGACAAAGGCCAACTGAGAACTACTGCTGATTGTGCTCCAGTTAGAACCTGCTTGATGATACAAGATCTATATGGCAGACTAGTTGGTGTAGAGGAAAGTAACGAGAAGCAAAGAAATGCTGGCACTAAGTTGCTTAGAGTACTAGTAGGCAGTGTAATAAAAAAGGAGTTAGCAGATGATACTATACACAGTGAAGCACAAGAGGGCGAGTCAGTTCTTCTGGAAGATACTGGAGAACGTTAAAGCTGACGGCTTAATAGAACAAGGTCGTATTCGTTACTTCATTTTAGAAGACGAGACTTACATCGAAATGTCCACTAAGGGGATGCAGTTTGTCTTCTCACCTGAGCGATCAGATATTATTGCAGCCAACGCTAAAGCAGTGAAGGCAAATTCAAACTAATGACTTTACCTGATTTAAAAGGCAAGTTCCCACCAATAGCAATTCGTGCTGAGGCGTTCAAAGACCGTGCAGCTTACGAAGAGGTGAACAAGCTCGCTCGAGCCATAGAGGCGATGCGTACTGCAGTTATTACTAGAGGAGTTTTTACTGACGCACTCAACAACGTGATGTTTATTGGGCAGCATAGTAACGACTTTGTCGCTGCTGTTGCTGCTATTGGTGCTACGCAAATGACCTTAATTGTCGATGCTCCCTGTGGTATGTCGGCAGCTGTGACGGTTCCTAAAACTTGTCATCTTATGGTTACTGAGCCCGGCATTATTGATAATTGTGGTAACGCCCTTACTATCAATGGGCACCTCGAGGGGGTTGGTCAGTGTTTTAGCGGAGCTGGAGCAATACTAGGAGATCCTATTGTTGACGCAACTATTGCAGAATGGTGGGGAGCAGTTGGTGACGGAGTCACAGATGACTATGCTGCAATAAATAAGGCCCTGACTCATTGGCTACAGCGCACTGTTAGAGGCGAGTTTAAGTTTCTTTCTGGCAGGAACTACCGTTGTAACACTGCTATCGCAAAAACTATTAGCTCAAATATGACAGGCGCATGGTCGATTACTGGTTACGGAGCAAGGCTTACGAGTGGTCTTTCGACTGGATATTTGCTTGGCTTGACTTCCGCTGCTTGTGTACGCCACCTTGCCATAAAAGGCTTAACTCTCTGTGGCCTAGGTTCAGAAGACGGGATCTTGAAATTAGATGGAGGCGGCGGAGGAGCATGGTTATATGGTCTATCGCTGAGAGATCTGAATCTTGACGGCTTTGGTGGAAATGGTATTTTTGTAACTGGCAGTGTTTTTGAATCAGCTCTTGATGCAGTTAATGTGCGCACCAGTAATGTGGTTGGAGACTGCATACTTTTTGATAACGGGGCAGGGATTATTTCTAGTATAGACCTCAATAACTGCAATACCTCTGGTGGACTGAGAGGCGCTTATGTCGCAAGTCCTTGTGGTGATGTCAAAGTGATCGGAGGCACATATCTCCTTGCCCAAACGTATGGAATGCTTTTAGCTAATAACTTTGGGTCGGCTGTAATCAATGCACACTTTGAAAACAACTGGAAGTCCGCTGCTGACTTGGCCAATGGTGGTTCTGGTCTTAAAATCAGTAACGCTGGTACAGTAATGGGTGTCTTTGGGACGACTAATGACAAACAAAAGTATGTCGTTGAATTCTATGCAGGTGGTAATAACTGTCATATAGTCGGCGGAGGTAGGGGTGGTAGCACTGTGTATTATGCAAAGATACATGGCGCCGCTCACAGCTCTGTCAGTATTATAGGCGATGCAACCTATGACCTTGCTTATGGTAGCGCATGTACAGTTAAACGTGTAGGAATACCACGCAAAAAGTCTGTAGCTGCATCAACCTCTGGTGTGGGTGAGGACGATCTTCATACTGCTACTATACCAGCAGCCAGAATGGGAAGGGTTGGAGGCATTCGCCTTGTCGCAGCTGGTACGAAGACAGATGGCGGAGCACCTGGTAATAAGACTATTAAGTTACATTTTGGGGCATCAAGTTGGATTGTTCATGCTGCAGCTAATAACACTAACGACTGGCGTGTAGAGGCAGAGATCCTAAATACTAATGCTGTGAATGCACAAGTAATTAGTTGGACATGCTGGGATGGAACTACTATTACACAGGGCTTTCAAACTGCAGCTATAAATACGGGTGCAGCAGTAGTGGTAAAGTTGACTGGCGAGTGCGCTGACGCAGGTGATACTATAACACAAATGTTGTGGATAGTTGAAAGTCTTTAAAGGTAAGTACTATGAACGAACTAGCAGAATATCTAAACTACGCAGTTGGCATAGCAGGCATCGTGGGCATCATCACGGTTGTGAAGATCTTTGTGAAGTATATCAGCAACCATATGACTGAAGTGATAAAGTCTAATACACAGTTAACTGATGCGATTCAGCAAATGCTAAGATTCCTAGAGAGGGATTAACTAGTGCCATACAAATACATACCGCTTATAGACGGTGGGATGAACAAAGCAAATCCTGCTGAGGTCTTGAAAGACAATGAGTCACCAGACTTGAAGAACGTCTTTCTGAGAGAGGGATTGGTTTGCTCAGACACTGGCTATATCACATTTGGGGACACGATCGCTGGCAGCCCTGCAGCTATAGAACAGCTATGGCTGAAAGCAGGCACCAGTAAGTTGGTTCTGATTACAACTCTCACAGTTTATGACTGGACTAACGCCGAGTGGGAATTAGTAAGCAATGGGACTGAGACCACAGTAAACGGTGATCAGACCAATCCAGTGAAGAATTTACTAGTCGCTGCCTCAGCTGGCTTCACTGCTGGTGAACGAATGGGAGTTATGATTAAGAACAACGGGACTACTAAAATGCACATGACCACAGTTGACACTGTCCCTGATGGTACACACGTCACTATGGATGATGCAATTCCTGTGGGCTGGACTGCAAAGAACACGTATAGAGTACTCGAGGCAGTTGCCTTAACTGGCAACTTAAACTATCCTGTTTCCGTGGCCCCGTGGGTAGCAGGCGACTGGCTAATGTTTACCAACTTCACTAACTGCCCAAAGCGATACGACGGAACTGACTGTGTAGACATACCCAACCTTGAAACTGACGTGGGCAGTGCAGTGCGTGCCAAAGCGATTATAGTCTTCGAGAACCACGTGTTGCTTCTAGGCATGGATGAAAATTCTGTGGCTCTGCCACAGCGTATTCGTTGGTGTGATACTGGAGACCCAACTGAGTGGGCTGTAGGTACAGGCGTCTGTGGCTTCGAGGACTTGTACGACGAGGAGGACTTTCTACTAAGTGCTGCGCACATAGGTCAGGACTTAGTTATATATCGTGAAAGGGTTATTTATCGTGGCACTTATATTGGCACAGTACAGAAGCTGTTTAGCTTTGATGCTGTAATCTCTGGCGAAGGCGTAGTAGGTAGTGCTGCAGCATGCAACTTAGGTGATATGCAGCTCTTCATGGGACATGGTAACTTTTACAAGTACTTAGGTGGTCAAGACTTAACTCCAGTGGGTGATGCAGTTTATGAGCTCTGTTTCGGCATTAACTCGATTATAGATCCAAGCAGTAAGAAAAGAACACAAGCAGTTTATATAGAAGAGACTGACGAAGTATGGTTCCTAGTTCCGAAGACAGGTAGCACTGAGCTGGACATGTTGATACGATATAATGTAAGTCGTAATGCTTGGTATATTAGAGAGTTCAGTCACAGTGTAACGTGTGTAGGACTCTATGCTAGGACTGCTGATCTAGGTTGGGATGAAGATACACCAGGGTCTTGGGATGAAGATGCAGGCCCGTGGGATAGCAGTGCGATGCTAGCGAGTGCGCCAACGACTTTACTAGGTGGCTATAGTCCAGCACAGATATATGAGTATAACTACCTAGCTTCAGATGACTCTGGGGTGGACTTCACTTGGTATTTTGAGACTAAGGACTTGTATCATGCTGAAGGTAAGGTCAGAGTAGAGCATATAAAGCTTAAGTGTACAGGTAGTACTGTGACAGTCTACTATAGCACTGATCGTGGTGCAAACTGGACTAGCTTAGGCACAGTGACTTTGTCGTCCTTGTTGACTGACCACAAAGTCTGGCGACAAGTAGTAACAGATGTAATTCGCTTAAAGCTTGAAGGGACTAGTAGTGGATTTGCACTACAGTCTATCGGCTTAAGCATTGAACCCGAAAGCGACTGGTAAGGAGAAGAGCTATGGATATAGGAGGCTTTTTATTTGGTAAGGAACCTGAGGTGAAGACAGGCAGGGAAGATGTCTGGGCAGACTGGCAGAAGCAACTTGGTGAAAGGATGGGCGGTGAAATGCAGGAACTGCCTTGGCAGGCAACGCCTTATGAAGGCAAGCTGCCTGGGCAAACGCCGATTGCAGGAGCACAGCCATATGGTGGCGCGCTACCTGGTTCTGCATCACTCAGCAGCTTAGAGGAGCTCTCTATCACTGGCTTAGAAGGCATGATAGGCGAGGGCGGCTTGGGTAGGCAAGTCCAAGAGTCTATAGCAAGCATGTTAAGCCCTACAGGTGAGTTTAACGTCCCTGGTGCAGAGAAGTTCACCCCTGAGTTTGGAGAAGGTGCACCAGGATACGAGGATTGGTATCAGAAAACTATCTACGACCCTACAATGGAGCAGTTTGAAGAAGAAACGATTCCTGGAATCAGAGCAGTATATGCCCCAAGTGGATACTGGTCTAGTGAGAGAGTGGGCAGTGAAGAACAAGCTAGGGAAGACGTGTTGGAGAAGCTAGTACGTGGCAGATCAGAAGGTGCGTTTCGCGCTGCAGAACTAGGTCTAGGCGGCTTCAGAGCTGGGACTGAGCGACAAGCCACAGCGGCACAAGTAATGAGCCCTAAGCTTGAAGCCAGAAGGCAGGCCTTAATAGCGGCAGGGCTACTTCCTGGAACTGTAGGAGCATATGGCGCTGCGACAGAGGTTGGTGCTGTGCCTAGAGGAGTCGAAGAGGGCAAGATTGCAGGTGAATATGGAGAGTGGCAGAGGCGGACAGGAGTTGAGCAGGGAAGAACCGAGCTAGGTGAGCAGTCTGAGTATGCAGAATTCCTGCGGCAACAAGGAGTGCCTGCAGATATGGTAGCGATGTATGTACAGGCCCTAGGACTGAAGCCGTTTGAGCCTTATGCAGTAGGACAGGAAGGTCAACCAGGACTAGTGCAAACAGGCGTAAGCTCCTTCCTGGGCGGACTTGGTGGCACGTTCTAATAGTTAACTATGGAGGTCTATAATGATGACTGTACAACCACGGCAAGGTGGTTATGAGCCTTTAGGCGCATCTATAGGCAGAGCTGGTGGCGGCTTACTAGGTATGATGTTAGGCCGGAAGCTCAAGGATAAATGGGAGAGAGAGAAACAAGAACTGCAAAGAGCACAAGCTATTGTGCAAATTATGAAGCAGTCATACTCAGAAAGGTATAAGCACTACCAAGACGACTTAACAGGCTATGACCCCTTGACAGGTGAAAAGGGAAAGCCAGTAACTGATATACGTGGTAAGCAAGTAACAGGTGCACTTCCACCTGAGGGCTCTCAACCGTGGGCTAAGGCAGTGCTTAAAGAGTATGGCGATATCCTTCCACCTGAGCAAAGGCTTGAGGCGCAGCAGGCTAAGATGAAGTTGAAAATACTGCAGCGAATGGAACAAGCTGGAGGCCCAGGCCCAGGCCAAGGACCAGGCACGCGCACTGGTGCAGGTGCAGGGCCGTTACAGAACATACTCTTTCCCGAAGCAGCTGGACAGGGCTTGAAGCAGTTACAGGTGTATGCCAGCTTACTAGGCGTTGACATAAAGCAGTTGGCTGAGCAAGGCAAAGATCGCAGACATACAGGGACCTTGAGGTCGCAAGAAGCTACAGCAGAAGCTAAACTTGGGCAGGATCAAGCAGAGCTTACAGCGTTGATTGAAAGCCGCGCAGCAGCTGAAGCAGGCAGGGCTGGACGACATAAAGACACTACAGTGCAAAGCAGACTGGAAGAAATAGGTAGGCGTGTCAGGCATAAGGAGACATTAGTTGCAGGAGGCAAAAAGGCTGTAGCAGAGCGCGCAAGAAAGGTCGAACAAGATCGCACAGACTTGACACAGAAGACTCTGAGTAGGCAAGAAAAGCGGATTACGGGTATAGACAAGTCCAGCTGGGTGAATAGTTGGGATAAAATGGGCCTACAAGCTGAAGCGAGAATGCAGACAATAGTTCAGCTGAGAGATATCCCAGCGCTTGACGAGGCAGACGAGCAAGTTGGCCTGTTTGTGTACAAGCTGTTAGGTGATGCTAGAAGCACAATCTCATATCCATGTAATACAAGTCAACCTAGGTTTAAGTCTAGTATGAATATGCTGGCAACGTATCTAATGCGGCTGCACCGTATGAAGCCTGAGTTAGTACGTAGCATAGTCAAGGATCAGCTAGGTGCATTGCTTGCTGACTATGACAGGCTCACAGAGGCTGAGCAGGAATATGCACAAAGGCTGATGCAGTGGGCTAGACGCATAGGAGTGCAAGTACAAACACCTATTAGGTAAAACTATGCCAAGACCAAGTCCAAAGGCACTACAGGAAATTTTAGATTCGCTAAGCGGCTGGGCGAGGAAGACCGACGTCCCTGTTAAGCCCAAACGTGGTACAACACAGCAGGTCTTAAAGGACTTACATGAGTCTATAGCTACACGCATGAAACAAGATGCTGAGGCAGTACGGTGGCGTGAGAAGCGACCACCTAGCAAGCCGAGAGAGCGAATTCCTAAAGGCCCAGGCCCGATGAGTAAAATCCTGAGAGAAATGCCTGAGCCGATTACGCAAGATCTTTATACTGCTGGCGAAAGTGCTGCACAGCTTAAAGAGCTAAGAAGAATGGCAACCTTGCTTGATGCACTAGGCGGGCCGGATACAGTAGAGACAGTCTACGTGCCGTTGAAGAAGCTGACAGCTGAGGGTGGTAGCTTTAGCAATGCTGAAGACTGGGTACTAGTGCATAAAACGTTGAAAGAGGCAGTAGAGCTAGTGCGAGCGTCTCCGAATAAATACGACCTTGCAGCAGGCAAGACTGCAGTTACAAGGCGTGCTTACTTTGAACCAGGGAAGGAAAAGCCAGTTGTAGAGAAGATGACAAGTCGCTCTGCTATACCAGCTGCAAGGCGAGTTGAAAAGGAAGAGCTAAAAGAGAAGATCGTTGCTGCAGGAGGTCAGGTTAAACCCACTGGCAAGAAGGCCAAGCTGATGCAGTCCAAAGAAGGCCAGCTGTGGTTAGAAGTCAAAGATATCCCTGGTGCTATAGCTTGGTGGCGTAGTGTGATGAAAGCGCAACGAGGCAGGTATCCGCTCAAGGGGACAGTAGATGAGTTCTTTGTAAGCAAGCTTAAAGAATATAGAAAGGATCCCTGGAAGTTTGCCAAGCGGCCTGAGCATGCTAGGATGATTACGAAGTTCCAAGAGTACTTGAAGGCAGATGGAACTGGCTTGGCAGGAGCTGGAGCTGGGCTTTATAACTTTAGGGATCTAGCTGAGGAAGAATAGTGAAAATAGGAATGGATAAAGAGCTAGGTACGTGGCCACTTGGAACCACAGAGACGGCAGAACTTAGTCCGCAGCTGCGAGCTAAGTGGTATGAGAAGCAACGAGAAATCCGCAGGGTGGTAAGTATACTAGCAGAAGAGATGGGCGTAGGCCCAAGCCACGGAGTAAGGCCAAGTGATCCTTATGCAGAGAAGATTCTTAGCACTGAGGAAATGCGTGAGCGGCTTAGCCAGATTGAGCCTACAGTGCACAAGCGCCTAGAGATTAAGCCTATGTCGCTTGAGGCGTATTATAGCTTGCCTGAGAAAATCAGAACCCAGTTGGATTCTCAGCTGGGCGAGATGGAGCTAGATGAACTGAAGAAGATTCAGTCAGTGCCTGAAGCAAGGGCCGTTTTGAAAGGGCGAGGAGTCACTGGACTAGAGGAGCCGTTTTGGCTTAACCCTCCAGACTGGGTAGGAGGAATAGCTGCAGGGTATAGACTTGCTGGAAGAGCTGGGACTACACTTGGAAGAGAAGCTCTTGGAGAAGTCACGATGGGCGGTAGTGAGCTAGCCAGACTAGGAGCCAAGGGACTGCAGAAGCTAGGACAGAAAGGCGCAGTTAGGATTGGAAAAGGATTAGTCGATACTCCTGCTACGATGACTAAAATAAAGAAAGCGGTTAGCCCATCAGGTGACTTAGAGTTCCCTATTACGACTAATGTTCAACATGGGGACTTTATACTTAAGGATGGCAGTATGTTAAGCTCAGATATGGATCATGATAAGCTTTTTAACTTTGTTTTAGACGAAGCGGAAGTTCCAACTGGAGGAACTCACGTGGACTTAGAGAAGGGTACAGTTGTTCGTGATAAGTATGATCTAGGCAAGATTGAAGCTACACTAAGTCAATTCAGAGAGGAATCAGGCATTATTCGTTTTCAACGCTTCAAGGACGGCGGTGCAACCTTCGAGGTATGGTCACCACCTACTGAGGCACAGTATAAACAGATGGACAAGGTGCTGAAACGTAAGCGTATACCTGATGATCTAGAGGCAGAAGAACTTGATATAATGGTTGGGGAATACAAGCCCGGAGTGCAGGTATTATCACTTGAGATGCATACAGCCGCAGGACCAAAGTACGTTGAAGTGGCGAGTCCTAATATGGCTGATATAAAGGATGCAGTAGGGCAAGCATATGGCTGGGGTGAGCGAGGCGCAGTAGATGCCAGCTTGCTTTTCCCATTTGAGCACGGTAAACAAGTAACTGCTGCAGGTAAAGAGTGGCTGGAAGCAGTTAAGATCCGAGGAAGGACTGCTAAGTTCTTCTTAGGTGACATAGAGAATCTAAGACGAGCAATCATCCCTCAAGTAGACGACTTGGAAAAAGAGGGTCAGATGGCCTTCTTGCAGTATAGAGTAGGCAAGGGTAAGAGACAGGAAGTAGTCAACGACATCGTGAAAGATCTCTGGAAGCTTGATCCTGAGAACCACAACGTTGCACTGCTGTGGATGACTGTAGACGACCCAAAGCAGATAGCAACCTCTTTAGGTATGAAGAGCGTGGATGAGCTAATGCAGCCAAAGTATCTTCCTGGAATTCACATGGCTAGGAAGCTAAGAGGTGTGTACTCTGACTGGGGTGCTGAAGAGGTTGCACGTGGCTTGCTGAATCGAGAGACGTATATCAAGAACATGGCCACGTATCTGCCTGACATGGCTTGGACTAAGGAGTATCCACATCTATTCGGGACTCAGCCTTACAGGCTGACACCTGAGTGGCAGAAGAAGTGGAAGTTAGACTTGAGCCGCTTTATGCAGAACCGTGGGATTATAGACAGGCATAAAGAAGAGTTTTTAAAGATTCAAGATTTAAAGTACCTTGGGCCTAAAAGCTTAGGGCAGATTAGCGAGTCTATAGAAACAGCTAAGCTTTATCATACCTTAGAAAAGACGCCAGGTTATGTCTTCGCTGACAAGGCAGGACTGAAGGCTGCGCAGCAACAGTATCTAGAAGCCTTTGCAAAAGCTGGAATTGATCCTGAAAAAGGCTTGAAGAAACTACGGTTGCATGATAGCCAGTTTCAGAAAATAACAGCAGGAGCAGAGGCTTTGAACCTATCAGGTCGGCTGGTAAGGCGTGATGTGATCACAGCGATTAGTGATACGAAGAACTTACTTAGAGAGATCCCCACACTATACGACCAGTTTTTAAGTCTGTGGAAAGTCGGAAAAGTTATTCTGAGATTTCCTACACACGTAAGAAATGTAATCAGTAACTGGATCTTGAATGACATAGGTGGCTTACCGTTTTATAGAATGGACTACTATAGTGATGCACTAACTGACTTAGTGAAAGCTGCAAATGGTAAGGAAAGTGAGTTAGTTAAACTGGCTAAGAAGTATGGGGTTTTGCTGCCTAGCCTGCAACGTGATGAGCTGAATATGATGCAACGTGCTTTTGGCACGGGGAAGATGAATCTTTTTGATTACTTGCACAAAATTGCACAGCCAGCAGCAAGATTATACCAAGCTGAAGAACACTGGTTCAAGTTGGCTAAGTTCAAGTGGCATATAGACCACGAAGTCAAAGATGGCTTAATGGACGTGTCTGATGCAGCACTAGCAGCGATAGAGAGCACGTTTGACTATGGAACTAGAACACCTACGTTACAAAGGGCTAGGAGAACTATAATGCCTTTTGCCACGTGGATGTTCAAGTCAATACCTTATCTTGCTAAGCAATCAGTCGAACATCCGCTCAGGGTGGGTAAGTGGTTGATGATGATAGGACAGATGCAGAAATACGGTGTAGAGAAAGTTATGGGTAGTGAAGAAGAATGGAAAAGAATGCAAGGCATGATGCCTAAGTGGATGGAAAATCGTCAGTGGTTAGTCATTCCTGATAGGGATAGCAAAGGCAGGATCGTGCCACTGGACTTGACATTCATCCTGCCCTGGGGTGATATAGCGGAAATGTTCACTGACCCTAGTAGGTACTTTGTAAGCAATCCAGTGTTGACCATCTCAGCAGACTTGACAAGGAATAAAGACTTTGCTGGTAGGAACATCTGGTATAAGCATGAAAAGACTAAGACCAAAGTTGCGAAAGGGCTAATGCATGCTTATCGGCAACTGATGCCAGGTTACTTGCCAGGGAATTATGACTTCAACAAGCTATACCAAGCGGCGACTAGGCAAGACTTACCAGGCACGTTGACCCCAGCACAGGCAGTGGCCTACAACTTTGGGATGAAGGTCACACCGTTTACAGAAGATAGTTTAAAGCAACAGCTAATGAGTCAGTATCAGACAGACATGAGTGACTTGAATGAGAAGTTTAGACGTAAGCGGCATCGTGCCAAGCCAGGTGAGCAAGATAAGGTCATAGACGAGTATCAACGTGAGAGAGAAAGGATTCAGAAAGACTATCAGGAGCGGCTTGAGTAGTTAATAGTAGACTATGTTTAAGCCAAGTTTCTCTGCCTCCTTTCACTGTACAAGATTTATAATTCCAGAGCTTCTCGCCCCTCGTATATGGCAAAAAACTCAGTTTTAAAACGACTGATCAATCTTGGACGATCCACTGTGAACTCTAAGATCCAATAGCCTAAGTGGGCTGCTAAGCTCTGGCGTTGCATGTAAGGTGTTTGTGCTTGCAGGCAACCAGTTTGTAGAAAGTGAATGTTACGATAACAGGGTAACATCTCAGCTTTGTGGTAATGGCCCATAAGTATTATTTCAGGTTTCTGGCCGCCTGAAAGAGCATCCATGTACTTCTGCGGGTGATACGATAAGGCGTAGGCTGTGCCTTTACCAGGATGGACTAGTCTAAGCCTGACTTTCTTCTTCTCGGGGCCGATTAAGACGTCAGCTAGCTCACGACCTAGGTAGACAAGGTCACTACGTTCTTGGGCTATTTTTTCGCCTATGTCTAGACCAGATTGTTTCCAGAAGGCCAAGTCGTGGTTTCCAGTGATGAAGTATGTTATTATGCCTGGCTTAGATGGATAAACTTTAACACAGTGCTTGATCTGCGCATCTGCACCGTGGACAGCAATCTCGTATTCGTGCCCACGATACATCTTCTCTCCATCGCATAGATCACCTGTATGGTAAACGTGAGCAACCTTTTCATGCTCGAAGGTGTCATAAGCTGCTCGAAGCAAGTCTAGCCTCTCGTAAAGCGAGCCAAGATGCATATCACCTATCACACCCACTTTGAATGGACTCTCGAAGAAGCTATGCACAGGGATATACTTGCGCTCAGTCATAGCTTTAACTTGTGCCTTGAGCTCAATTAGTTCTTTGGCAGTCTTTTGACTGTCTTTGGCTTGCTTTTTGTTGTTCTTAGGTGACTGAAGTTGTGGACGTGCAGACAGTGTCCAGGCAAGTCCTTGACGTGTAAGCTGGTTGAATGCACTACTATAGGAACGCTGTATGGTCTTGCCAAGGGCTGTTAGGCTTATTCGCTTTGATGCGTCTTGCTTTGCCCACTCGTGTAAGGCTTTAAGCTCTTGTTCCGTCCAGTTTGGTCTTGCCATTATACCTCCTTAAAAGAGTCGTGTTAAAGGATCAATTATCTCTGCTTCCTCAAAAGCTTTGGCACGAGTTATACAGTGATCACAGTTGCCGCAAGGTTTTTCTGTGTTAAAGTGACATGACCAAGTTAGCTCCCAAGGTACACCTAGACTCTGGCCGAATTCAATAATGCTAGTTTTAGACATGTGCTGTAATGGACGATAGATGCGTAGCCAGTCATGGTCTAGTCCATTACGAAGTGCCCACTCCATGTTGTGCAAGAAGGTGTCGTAACAGTCTGGGATCTTGCTAGGTAAGTCTACCTCGTTAGTGCCGATGTAGACTCGTTCGATATTATGCATCTTAGCGTAGGCGCCTGCATGTGCTAGGAAGATAATGTTTCTGCCTGGCACGAAAGTAGTCAGAGGCTTGCTTGTGTCGACTAAAGCTGTCTCACGGTTGAGGGCCAGTGTAGAAGCTTTAAGGAAGTCAGTCTGAATTTCTATATATACTATAGTAGGAATAGCTAATAGCTTACAGAGCTTGTAGACACACTCATTTTCCTTGCTCAGAGTGACTTGATCATAGTTAAAGAAAATCGGTGTGATATCTTCGCCTATCTTATGACAGAAGTACAGAACTGTGGCACTGTCTAATCCACCGCTAAGTAAGACGACTGACGGATTACCAGTTTTTAAACTTTGGGTTGACATGATCTCCCTCCCCTTTAAGTAGTGTAAGTTCCTCCTCTAAGTGCTTCCTTTCCTCGACATTCCTGTTGACTAAGAACTTAAAGTAGCTTTGTGTAACGTTGCAGTCCACTTTCGCTATATCGTGGAATTTCTTGTCTGCAATGATTAGAAAGACTAATCTGTCTGCCATGAAGTCACGGCAAAAGTTGCAGACTTTGTGCGTGTGCATCCTGTCGTCTGTGAAAGTACGCAGTAGTTTATCCCTGCCACAGCGAAGGCAGGTTTGAAGCTTAGTGTCTAAGTGGCTTTCTGTACTCATTTTGGCCTCCTTACTCCTACTATATGCTGTTCTGTTAACTCATACCATACGTCCTGCTTGTCCTTACCTGGAGTGAACTGACGAATCTTACCTGCTTGCTTTAGCAAGTTTATAATCTCGTTGAACTCAGGCGTCTTGCCAGGCAAGTAGCGAAAGCCCAAGTTTAACAGTGCCCTGCGACTGAGTCTACCTTGGTACTTAGGCCTGCCTAGTATTTCTAAGACCTTTTGGATAGATTCTGTCCTAGCTGTGGTTATCCTAGTCTCCAGGAAAGGTGTAAGCTCTGTTTCAAGCAAGTCCATTAACTGTAAGCCAGTAGTGAGAGACTTGATA